CAGTATGTTTACAGATATAAATGGATTAGTAAAACATTATACTGAACTTGTTAATCTTGAAAATTTAGAAGATGGAGAGTATAAATTATCTGTTCAGGTTAGAGGTGGAATAAATGCAATTAAAACAGGTAGTAAAGTAAAATTAAAAGATGGCTATAATATTTATAACTATGGAAAGTATAAGATAGAAGATATTAAAACTGACCTAGAATTATTAAAATCAATGTTAAACCGATAAAATTAAAAAAATGAAAAAATTATTATTAGCCTTAGTAACAGTTACATTATTTACAACTACATCTTTTTCTCAATGGGTAAGTAAAAAGATTGACAATGGATTTGATACTCCATATTATATAGCATATACACAAGATGGTCAAATTGAATTTCTTAAATTAGAAAATTATAAAGGCATTGCTTTTTATATGGGTGGAGTATATATCTGTGATGAATCTGTTACTGTGGATGTTTCTTTTCTAGTTAATGGAGAGTATCAAAGATATTATCTAACAGGTAATGTATCTGAGAACCGGAAAACTTTGTTTATGGTAGATGATCTTAATTCAGATCCAGAGTTTCTTGCTGATTTTAAAGCAGCAAGTTCTATAAGAATTAGAGTTAATGACACTACATGTGATACAGAAATTTATGAGTTTAAGATGACAGGCAGTACAGCAGCCTTTAATACGGTGACTAATCAAAAGTAATTGTGAAGCACTTTATTAAATATCTAATGGTATGGATAAGCCAAAACTTGTCCATACCATTTTGGATGGTAGGGCATATACATTTATCCGTGAATGTATATGCTGACATCCATGAGATATTAATGTCTTTAGGTATGAACATCATAGTAGCTATAGGATTTACTATAGATTACTTAGAACAAAGAAAACAGAAATGAAAACAATTTTATTATTAGCAATGCTATTTAGTTTTACTGATCCAATCCCAAATATTGTTAAAGGTACGGTCAGCTATTATGGACAGCATTGGACAGGTAGGAAAACAGCATCAGGAGAAACATTTTACGCAGATAGTTTAACATGTGCACACAAGACTTATAAGTTTGGAACTTTATTGAAGGTAACAAATCTAAAGAATGATTCAGTAATATTTGTAAAGGTTAATGATAGACTACCAAAGTCATCACACTTTATTGCAGATTTGAGTTATGGATGTGCCAAGAAATTAAATTTTGTAAAGTCTGGAATAATATCTGTAACTTTAGAGATTGTTGATACAGTCAAAATAAACAAATGATTATGAGTGATATGACAATGTGCCATGGGTTTGATTGCCCGGTAAAAGAAAAATGTAAAAGATTCAGTTCTATACCTAATGAGCATTGGCAAGCATACTTCCTAAATCCACCATACACTATTACAGATAAGGTATTTGAATGTAATATGTTCTGGGGAGATACACAAGATGCTATTATGAAACAGCTAATGGGTATAGTTACTGGTAAAGATGGAGAGGAATTACCTGAATAATGTCAGGTTATAGACTTAAAAACTTGACAAATTTTAAGGTTATAAACTTAAAAAAAAAAGATATGAAACTAACAGCAGTAGAGTGGTTAGAGCAACAACTTTTTAATAAACGTGGTAAGTTCACAAAGGGAGATATTGAACAAGCCAAAGAGATGGAGAGAGAGCAGATAATGACAGCATTTACTCAAGGAGATATATTTGGAGCAGATTACTTTGACGGAGTAAATATAACAGCAGAAAATTACTATAAACAAACCTATGAAAGCAACACTTGAATTCAACCTACCAGAGGATCAAATAGAATTTGATTTTGCTACACAAGGTAGTAATATGCACTCAGCATTATGGGATATATCTCAAGAGCTGAGAACACTATGGAAGTATGAAGAACTTAGTGATCAGGAGTGGAAGATGGTAGAGAGAATCAGAGATAAGTTTTTTGAGATACTAGATGATCATCAGATAAAACTTGATAAGTAACTAAATAAACCAACACATATGATTATTTTAAGGAAAGGAGAGGACAAGCAGGGTTATAGAGTATTAATGGTAAAACTTACACCACATTCAGAGACAAGATTCTCTGTACAAAAGAAAGTTAAATTCTTATGGTTTTTTACTAAATGGGAACATGTGTTAGATAAACACGGGATGCCCAAGATATTTGATTCCAATAAGAATGCTACAGCTTTCATTAACTTTCAGAAACGTTGGTAGAGAAAGTTACTAGAAAAACTATGAAGATTAGACCAAGCGGGAGGAGCACTGATTTTATTGCTCCTTCTTTTGGTCATGGCTGTTTGTATAACTGTTCTTACTGTTATATGAAGAGGCATAAGCCGGAAGGATTAACTATAGCAACAAATCCTATGGATATCCTGACAGCAATTAACAACCATGTTTGGTTTGCTGATGTAGAGAAGCCTAATCAAACAGGAGAATATATTACTTATGACATCTCATGCAATGAAGACTTTGCTTTACATGCTAAGTATCATGACTGGGAAAGAATATTTGAGTATTTTAGAGATCATCCACTTGCTATGGGTTCATTTGCTACTAAGTATGTAAATTATGACTTTCTTAAGTTTAATCCACAAGGTAAGGTTAGAATAAGATTTAGTCTTATGCCGGAAAAATGGAGAAAAATTCTAGAACCTAATACAAGTAGTCTTGATGAAAGATTGCATTCAGTTGTAGATTTTATTAATGCCGGTTACGAAGTACATTTAAATTTTAGTCCTGTAATAGTCCATGATAACTGGTTAACAGAATATGAGTTTTTGTTTGATATAATAGATAAGCACTGTTATATACATCACTGGCCACAAAATTCTATTAAAGCTGAAGTAATATTTCTTACACATAATGCAAAAAAACATGAGTATAATTTGGAACATAAAATTCCTGGCGAGGACCTTATTTGGAAACCAGAAATCCAAGAAACCAAAATATCCCAGTATGGAGGAGAGAACATTAGATATGTATCATCAGACAAATCCAGATATATTGAAGAATTTAGAAAACTTCATGGTGATATTATACCCTGGAACACCATCAGGTATATTTTCTAAACTAAAATTTATGAGAGATACAAAAGAAATGCTAAAACTTGTGGCAGCAATTGCCGAAGAACATTATAATATTACTGATGGTGCAGATGGTAATCTGAACTATCTATGGTATATGTACCACAAAGGGTCTAAAAAGGATGAGTTCCGCCCTTTTGTATATATGGCTGAGTTAATGTTGCTGAAGAAGTATAATTATCTAAATGATGCTGAGGTAAGAAACATTGTAAGTATGATGAAATCAGAAGATAGAGATAATCTTGCTATAGTAACATTAAGCATACAGAGTTTAAGAGATTTAAGAATCAAAGAACACGGGCTATATTCTAAAGAGAATGAAGCATATAAGGATTTAAATTATACGTATGCTTTTGAGATTCTAAATCACACTGTGTTTATGCAAACAATGATAGAAAAATGACAGAACAAGAACTAATTGAATTTGGCTTTGATAAAGTAGAAGTTACAGATGATGAAAGCCAGAATGGCTATGATTATTATTATTATATGCTAGACTTACTTCCAGGATTAAGTTTAATTTCATCAGCAAATGATGAAAGCCTAGATGGTGAATGGAAGGTGTTTAACTTTGATTGGGATACTAAATCAGAATTAACTAAACCTGCTATAGAGCATCTGATCCAGGTTGCAGTCCATCAAGGGTATCAACGTCATCCGTGATCTTAGATAGCTGTGCTTTTTCTGCTAGGATATTAAACATTATCATAGCAGCAGCAGATTTATAACAATCATCTATTTCAGTTTGAACTATATCCATAGGAACGGGAGTTGTTAATACTTCTCCTGTTCTTAAATGGATTCTAGTACCTGCATCAGGATTCATCACATTAACAAATGAGGTTCTGGTAATGTGAGTTATATTGAGATGCTCAATATACTCTCCATCTTTGTCTTTTAGTACTATTGGTAGAAACATTAGATAATTGTGTTGCCTTCTATTTTGTAATTATTTACGGACACTAAATTATCAATTTTTGTTAGAATAGCAAAGCCATGGTTCCATTCATTTATTTCCATATAGTCTGGTGCTAATTCACATAGACACCCAAGGCTATAAGCACGGATAGTTGTAGCATGACTTATTCCATGAACTCTTTGTGAGCTTTGAGAACTTTTATGAAAGTGGTTAATAATGCAATTGGTTTTAAGTCTCATTAAAGCAGTTCTAGCTGGTACTACACCACCTGCTCCAGGAATCTTATCACCATGTTCTATAAGGAAGTCTCCAAAAACTACTTTGGTTCTAAATGGAATATATTCTATTTTGTACTCTGCAACATGTAAGATTACATCTAGTCTAAACTCATCCATGTCAAGTAACTCAGATGCTTTTATTCTAAGATATCTTTCAAACCTATTTTCATGGTTACCAGGTATAAAGTAAATAGGAATATCTGGAAATCTTGAGCGCATGTATTCAAAGAACTGTTTACCTGCTTCTATTTCATTCTTAAAGTGAACCTTTCTAGGATCTTTTTCATGAAAAGAAAGCTGGTAGAAGTCAAGTAAGTCTCCATTAATTAGGATACTATCAACACCTTCTGCTTCCATCTTGTCACATGCAGTTTCTATTGCATCTTCATCATGGTAGGGAATGTGTAAGTCACCAATTACACCTAGTTTCTTACAACCTGTAGGAAAAGTAAAAGTTCCTCTTTTTTGTGTAAGAGAAGATGGTAATGATACAAAATTATTCATAACTTTAGTTTTAAGTTCTTTTTGAAATTCTTTATTAGTCATATGGTCTCTTTTAGACTTACCGGCTTGTCCTCTATAGTATCTTACTCTGAGATAAAGATTTTCAAATTTTTCAAAGTAAGCTTGATTCTCATCATATATTTTACGAGCTAAGGTTTTACTAGGAGAATTAGGGAATTTTTTAAGGTATTCTAAAACAATTTTAGTATTTTCCTTAAAGTTCTTTGGGCTTTTATTCATAAGTACACAATAATATAATAAAAAATACCGTATGTTTAGTTTCAAACTTACTAAAAAGAATGGGAATTTAGTGCATATTAATGAAAGCACAAAGATTTCTTATCAATTATTTCTTGATAAACTTCAAGAGGGTCAGGAAGTTGAGGTCTTTATGGGACTAACTTCAGACAATGGTAGCTTAGCACAATTAGCTAAGATACACGCATGTATTAGAGAATTAGCCAAAGAGTCTGGCTATACATTTGACGAGATGAAAGTTCTAGTTAAAAAGCATTCTGGACTCTGTTATGATGGAGCTGATGCAGAATACTGTAAGTCTTTTAAAGAATGTAGT